CAGAAGGTCATAGAGGTGGGTCTAGCGCCTGTTTCAGGTTATTTCGGGTCTGAGGTCACAGTTTACTATCCAGGCCTCTACGCAGGCTCTACGGACTTAGTTGGTATACACAACGACAAGGAGACTATCATTGACTTCAAGCAAGCTAACAGACCCAAGAAAGAAGAATGGATTGGTGATTACAAGTTGCAAGCTGGTGCATATGCCATGGCGCATGACTATGTCCATGGTTCTAACATTGAGCAAGCTGTGATAATGGTATGTACCCCTGACCTTTATTATCAAGAATTTAAGATTGATGGGATTAATTTACGAAAAGCAAAACATGATTTCTTACGTAGATTAGATAGATATCATGAACTAAAAAGAGAAGAGGAGGAGAAACCAACATATGGCACGTGATATAATATACAATGCTTTGATCAAAAAATACGAGGCAGATATTGCAGACGCCAATACCAAGATAACTTTGCTGTTGACTGGTGGTAGAATAATACCGGAACACATTGATATCACTGGAGAGGTTGATAAGCTTCTTGGCAAGATAGAGGAAGCAGAGTCAAGAATGGCAATATTGCAGCGAGTTTATGGCAGAAATTAGGCAACAGTGGACTATATAGTAAATATTTTCATAAATTTTTTAAAAAATAAAAAAATTTATTTTGATGTAAAATGTCCAATGTGCAAAAAGATCAATAAATACGTCAACATATGGGGGCGTGGTGGACATTTTAGGGGTGAAAATAGACATTTTTGTGGTAAAAAACACTATATAAGGACATTTTAGGTGCTCTAAAGGACATTTTATGAAACGAAAAAAGAGATACAAACATGCAACCATAGGTAAAAAGAAGTATTACTTCTATAAAATTGTATGGTTAGATCCGTGCGGTGACGCGGGGCATGCAGATGTAGATGAAATGAAAAAGTTATTACCAGCTACAATGATTTCACAGGCATACATATTTGCTAAAGATAAAAAACATGTTTGGACTTTTGCGTCGTATGACACGGAACAAGCCGTGTTCTCTGATCGTAACTGCTTCCCTAGATCTATTATTATTAAAATGGAAAGGATTACTTTGTGATCTTTTCAGGTGTAACGTCTATAATCTGTGAATAGTCGTCTAAAATTTGTTTCATTTTCGATTCTAGCTCTTGTTCTGATAGGTCCTCTAGTTTTCCTGTTTTTATTATCTTTCTATCTATGTATAATCCTGCTGCTTTGCCACGATTTGTTTCGGCATTTACAGCTGCAGACCAAGCGCCTTTTTTCAAAGCGGCGTCTTTAATTCGTCCAAGTTCTGCCACATGGCTGTCATAATTGACTTCATACTTTTTAAGTCTTTCTTCTCTCAACTCACCAATATATTTTACAACTAGCGGATTTAGTTTTGGGTTGGTTAGCTCGGATCCCTCCTGCCTACAACGCTTTTCACTGTAACCCGCTAGCTTTGCGGCTTCTGATTTCGTAAGTGGTCCATCAGGTCCACCAAAAACCAATAGCTCGGCAAACCTTTTTTGCATTTCTGTAAGTCTCTTTGGTAATCCCATAATTAATTTCCTGGCCTCAGTGGGTCAACCTAGTTTCCGATACAACCCACTGGGACTCGCTCTTGACTTGCCCATTCCCTTAACTAGCCAGTACTAGGGATCTCACGAGGATTTTGTTGACATTTTAGAGTAACAATCCTATAATGTCAAGTATGATGAGCAATAAAGATATAGAAGATTTAGAAAGACAGTTAGAACAAATTAGAGGACAAAACCAACCAGATAGAGGTCCTAGTGATTTAGAACAGAGGATAGAGGACTTATTAAAAATTAATTTAGCCCATCAAAATTTAAATGCTGACTTACGAGGTGATGTGAAATACTTGCAAGATAGAGTTAACTTCTATCAGATACAGGTTGAACAGTTGAAGAAAGAAAACCAAAGGCTCAGAGATATGGGTAAAGATTTTATCGACGGGCACAGAAACAAAGGCAACATTTAATGTTTGTTAAACATCTGCAACAATACCTAGATAGGTTTACTCAGGGTGAGAATGGTAGACAAGGTAACGCCGTTAGTAACGCCAGAGTTTATATGCATGTTAATGGACACCTTGAAGAAATCAAAAGAATAGAAGTTCAAGAGAGTAATATTATAGGTGATATGTCCATCAGAGTGGTGTTAAAACCACAAAGAGAAAGATTGATTATAGCTCCTAACAATCCAGAGTAACTTTGAAAAATAGTATACAGATTGTAAATAATTTTTTAACTAAACCAGAGATAAAAGATGCAATGAATCTTTTTATGTCTAATGACAAGAAAAATTTTACGGGGTGGACCAACCGGCCACTGCATAGACAGATTGTTACCATAGAAAATATGCCTACGATAAAAAAGAAATGTGAGGATTATACAGGAGTTACCATGGATTGGTGGCAAGTCGTTAGATGTTCTGATGGTTCTTCGATGCATAACCACAAAGACACAGCATCAAATAAAACTATTTATTCCACGATTATATTTCTTAATGATGATTTTGAAGGTGGCCACTTAGTCTTAGGTAAAAACACTGTGGTAAAACCTTTGGCGGGCACAGCTGTATTTTTTGATGGTGTTAACATAGAACATAGCGTGACTAAGAATTCAGGTGGGGACAGATATGTAATAGCAGGATGGTTTAAATGAAGCCATTTGGCATAACAGAGTAACTCCGAAAAAGTTATGGGTCCAGAGGCAAAACTTTATAAAAAAATTAAGAAAGCTACACCCACAATATCGTGGAATAGGATAGAAAATTTAAGCATTCCAGGCATGCCAGATGCATTGTGTTACAACAAATACAATACTTTTTTCACAGTAGAATTTAAAGTCACGAAGAGTAACAAAGTGAGACTAAGTCCACACCAAGTGGCATGGCATATGCGTCATCCGTACAATACTTTCATCTGCATCCAGGCCCTCGGTTCGGGGAGCTTGAAACTTTATGAAGGGTCCATGGTCCGTGAGCTTGTTGCTTGCGGCTTGGAGCTTGAAGCTTGCTGCTTGGGGCTTGATGCTTGCTGCTTGAAACTTACCGAGCTTGGTGCTTGACGCTTGGTGCTTGGCGCTTGAACCTTGAGTCCAGACAAATCCACAGAAAAATTATTGGCCACGAATCTCTTCTTTTTAGTGCTGACCATACGCTACATTCTTAACAGCCGGATCCCAGCAGGCACGGCAATCCTTACATTCATTCTGCTGTCTAGGGGCCGGACATGTCGGGCCGGTTTGTACAACAGTAGAAGTATTAGGCCATGATGCAGGGGCCGGCTGGTCCACCATTGGTGAACTAAACCTGATAACCAGGTTAGCAGGTTTTAACGAAAGGAAGGCCTTAACCCATGCTTCGCGGGTCGGCATCCAATGCTTAACTGTAGGTGTTAATCTACACACAGAAAAGATCTTGATTAGATGGTCCTCGTCCTGTACGTCTCCTGAGTCGTGCCATCTAAAAAACTTTGATTTCTTACTATTAATTATTTTTGCCATTGCTCCTGTCCAGAGCGGGTGACGTATTGCTTTGAGTCTGAAGTATTGCGCATCCTGTACAACTTTAAAAACATAGCAGCCTTTCAATGCATAACAGTCATAGCACACAGAGCCCGGGACCTTCTGCAGCTTGCCGCCTGTTTTGCATTCTTTTGCAGGGAGGCCGTAGGCCCAGCCAGGCATCTTGCTGGGCTTTGATAATGATCCTGTAATTTTTAACGCTTCACTTGTTTTCATCTACTAATTCAATATCAACTAATTTATCATCTGGTATTAGATCACCAACTTCGTCCCATTGACCGTGGTCATTATATCTTAAACTATGGACGATATCATCTGCCTGTTCTTGATCTTTAGCTTTAACAGTTATTTTATAACTCTGCCAAAAGCTCCTTCCTGCCGTGTATTTATATTCTTTCATATGTCCTCTCTTTCTAATCCTATAATATCCTACTGCTTGACGCCTGTCAAGCTTGCCGCTTGTGGCTTGGCGCTCTTCACGACACCGGTTGTTAACACCGCGCCACTAATAACGCCAGGTCACTTGTTGCTTGGCCAAATAAAACACTACGTCCAGTGCGCTTTCGCGACTTATTCGTCCGCTTGTAATGGCCGCTCCCGTGAACTTAATCACCATAACTGGATGATGTGCCCCAGCAATACACGGCCCGTTTACTTGACCCCAGATCCCAACAGGTACCCTACGCTATGGGATCAGGGTTCAAGTTTGGTCAAGCGTTGGTTAGGTCAATCCCCGCTACTAACTTGACCCCAGATCCCTACTGGGTGGAAGCTTCTCTTAAATTCCAAACACCTTAAGGGATCAGGGCTCAAGGGCGTTGCACTTTGTTGGGTTTCAACAACAACGCCATTGAACCGTCCAAGTAAAACCTACCAGCTAGTAGTCGGTCAGTTTAACAGGACACTAGCGTTCCTTCACTGCTTGGACTTGACATCATATATAATATAGGATAATACTATTGTCAAGCATAAAAATAACGAAAGGAATAAATATGCCAAAGACAATGACGAAGTATCAACTAGACCACTTTAAAGAAAAGGTGAGAAGGAACTTTGACCCTTTGATTGAAGAACAGGAATTGTTGGTAAAACAATATAGAGCCGAAGCAACTGAAAAGATAGTAGGTAAGTTAGCAAAGAAAATGGGCGCTGACAAAATACTTACTGAGTTTAAGAAGGCGGAAGAACAGCTACAAGCTGTAAGAGAAAAAGCTAGAACCTTTTTCAAGAAGAAGGCGGAACAAGGCAAAGAGAAAAAGGATCTTACTTACACTATGAGAGAACGTGAAGAGAAGATAACTCTTAAAGATTGTAAAGAGCAACTTACTGATTGGGCACGTGATCTGGTTGATAGAGAAATCAGACGTAGACCTGAAGGCCTGAAGCTCAAACAACTTGAGGAGTTAAAACGACACTCCATTGATACAGTTATGGAAAGCGGAACACCTGAAGACTTATTGAGGGCGCTTGACCAAACAACGA